GAGGGTATATGTCAGGCGATGATTGGGAGGGCGTTGAACGGTGACTTGGCGGTGGTCGAGCTTATGAACAAGTTGATGAAATAAAATTATCGTTTTTATATAAAATTGTTTATTTTGTGACCGAAAACTAATCTTTTCGGTCACTTTTTTATTTATTTTTTTCAGAAAATGTATTAAAATTGACAAAAAAGCATACTTAATTTATATATTTTAATACGGGATAGGATGGACAGTGGTATGGAAAATAAAATAATTGAGAAGAAAAAGAACGGCAGACCGAAAAAAATAACTGAGAAAAAATTTAAAATAGCCGTTCAAGATTCGCAGGGAATAAAGGCGGTGATAGCGAAAAGGCTTGGGTGTACTTGGGTATGTGTTAATAATTATGTAAAAAGCAATCCTTACGCACAAAAACTTCTTGACGAGGAAAGTGAAGTTGTGCTTGACATGGCTGAAAGTGTGGTGTTCAACGCAATACAAAACGGAGACGAGAGGGTAGCTGAATGGTATTTGCAGAAAAAAGGAAAGAACCGTGGATATTGTGACAACGTGGGAATACAGGTTAAGGGAAATGAAAATGCTGTAAATGACAATACAATAATAATAGACGTTGACACTAGAAACCTTATTGACAGAATAAAAATGGACGCAATGAAAAATCCCCCAGTCCCTAGGAAAATAAAAAAGCTGGTTCCTAATGAATACAACGAGGAATAAAAAGTGGAAATAGACAACAATTTCATTGACAAGATTTTGAGAAACCCACATTATATCGGATGGCTCATCGGCAAGGACAGGCTGAATCCCCTTCATTCCGAGTGGATAAAATATTGCTGGGATTCAAATGAGCCTAGAGGATTACAGGCTTTCCGCGGAGGGTACAAGTCAACGGCGATTGACCTTGTGGGAATAATACGCTCATTTATGCTTAATCCAGATGACAGAATCGCACTGGTGAGAAAATCATTCAAGGATTCAAGTACAGTGGTTGAGTCTGTCAAACAGGCCATGCAGATTCCAGTGATAAAGGAAATATTCAAGTTCATTTACGGTGAATATCCTAGGGCAACAATAGCAAGGGAAGGACGGCTAAGCTATAATTTCAAGAAGTCGATAACACCCGAAGCCAGTCTTACCGCATACGGAATAGACTCAAGTCTTACTGGTTATCACTTTGACCGAATAATTTGTGACGACATAATTACCTTGAAGGACAGGATAAGCAAGGCGGAGCGTGAACATACTAGGGAAGCCGTGAGAGAACTTGCCACAAACATCATTGACCCTGGAAAGGGAAGTATCTGGATAGGAACTCCGTGGCATAAGGATGATGCCTGGAAAGACATAAACACATTTTGCGATATAGCAAAATATTCCATCAACGAGTATAATTTTTTGGGTGAGGAAGCTGTAGCGGAAAAGAAAAAAAGAACCACACCATTTCTTTATTCGGCAAACTATGAGCTGGAAATAAAAAGGGATGAGACAAGCCTTTTCGCCGAGCCTAGGATGGCCGAGGGATGGAACTACAATAAGAGAAGCTATGCTCACATTGATTGTGCGTATGATGGAAATCATTATTGTGCGTTGACAATACTTTCACCACTGGACAATGACAATCCCGAAATAGCCACAAAGTTTCAGGGAATAGGATTTGCATATCCTGGAAATTGCAAGGCATGGGCTAATGAGGTTGCAAGGCTTTTCAAAAGATATAAGTGCAGATTTCTTTTAAATGAAACAAATCCTGACAAGGGTTATTTCGCCAATCAGATGGAGAAACTGGGTGTAAGAACAAAAACCTATTCAGAGACGGAGAACAAGCACATTAAAATTTCCACGAACCTCTACGAATACTGGGACAAGATACGATGGTCACCAGACACTGACCCGGAATACTTGAATCAGATAATAGATTACCGGGAAGGGAGTGAGCCTGACGATTCACCCGATTCATGTGCGTCATTGATTCGTGAGATATGCAAGCCTAACAAGTCACGTTCGAGAGCGTTATGGGAATAAAATAATACTTTTAATTTTTTTGTTTTTAATTTATAATAAAAAACAGGAGGAGCGGAAATGAGCAGGAAAATTATTCTGATAGTTTTTTTAGTTATGGCCCTTTTGATTCTTATTCTTGCGGTGATAATTTATTTTAACTCAAAGAAAATAAAATCATGCAGGAATGAGATAGAGATGCTGGCTGACGACAATGAGTGTCTGACTGACAGGGTAAATCAAATTATGGGGGAACTCGAAATTGAAAGGAAACACAATATGGAGCTGGCGAAGAAACTTACTGACATTTCTTGCATGTCTATTGACGATGTTCTTCACCAGTTGCAGAACGACAAGAACGGTATACAGGGTCATTGAAATAGACTTCCCAGAGTTTCCAATGTTGGGAGATTATGAGGTGCTTGAGGGAAACAGGGTTGCAACGGACGAGGAATATTTCAGGAAGCTGTTGATATTCAGGACGCTTTACATTGATGAGCAAGAAAAATATAACGAGAAAAAGAAACTTGTCGAAGGGGAAGACAATGGGGGAACAAAATAATGGATGATTTGAGGATAAAAGACCAGATAAAGAATGACGGATGGGTGAATTTGTTTTCGGGGCTGGGAACCGTGGCTGACAAGAGCAAGTCAACGAGGGCGGTTCCGAACGGTTTTCTCATGGACTTGGAACTTGAGACAATCTATGCTGATGACGGACTTGGGGCAAGAATAATTGATTTGCTTCCCGATGACATGATGAAGCAGGGCTGGCACTACAATTTCAACTCCGAGAAAGAAGGCTTTGAGGAAAAGTCAAAGATATATGATGAAGTTTTCAAAACTATTGGTGCAAACAAGAAAATAAATCAGGCATTGAAATGGTCCAGGCTTTACGGTGGATGTCTTATTTTACTGGGGGTGTATGACGGCGATGAACTTGACCAGCCGTTGAACCTCAGAAAAATAAAAAACTTTGAGAATCTGAAAATAATTCCCAGAAATAATATAATGTATGGAACTATGGAATGGCAGATGAATCCGAAGTTGCCTCATTATGGTCAAGTTGAATATTACCCAGTAACTTTCTATGTTGGAAGAGAGTATATTGTGAAAAGAATTCACTATAGCCGGGTTATAGAATTGCATGGAATTGAAATACCATCATCAGATGCAAGCATAATCCCTATGGAATTCAGATATTGGGGCATTTCAGTCTTTCAAAGGATTCAAGAAAGATTGAAAGACCTAGGTTCAAGTTTTGGCTCACTATCTAATTTATTGCAAGAATTAACTATTGGGAAATACAAATACCGTGACTTGGCTGACATAATGGCAAGCGAAGGTGGTGAAAAATTAGTACAGAATAGATTGCAGGCCATGGACTTAATGAAGTCAACCTTCCATTCGGTTCTCATGGACACGGAAGATGAGTATGTGCGTGACACGTTGTCCTTTGGCGGTGTGTCGGACATTCTTCACCAGTTTATGATGATGCTCTCATCTTGTACCGGTTATCCCATGACAAGATTGTTTGGTGTAAGTCCGGCCGGATTGAATTCCACTGGTGACAGTGACACATATCAATATTATGACATGGTGAGGGCAAGACAGCAGATGGATTTACTTCCCATACTTGAAAGACTAGTCCACATCATTTCAGTTTGGCAGAACGTGGAAGAACCGACAATTGAATTTAATCCGCTTGAGCAGATGACGGAGAAAGAACAGGCTGAACTTGAAGAAAAAAAAGCCAATACGGAAAGAATGAAAATGGAGACCTATCAAGGCTACATTGACATGGGAATAATGACGCCTGAAATAGTTGAGGAACTTGAGTTCGGTGACACGCTCAAGGAAATAGACAAGAAGCTGGGTCTGAACAGGTCAACGGAGCTTCCACCAGTAGGGGAGGAATGAAAATGGAAAGATGGTCATTGTTGATTTCAGTTGTTTCTGGACTGTCAGCCTGCATGGGCTTTATAGGTATTTTCATCAAGCTGGGAAAGGAGAAGGGTGAGTCGGATGCGGTGCTGAATGAAATGCGTAGGGATATAGACAACAACGAGCACAACATCAATTCACTTGCATCGAAGGTCACGCAGATGCAGATTGAAAATACAAAATTGATAACCACACTTTCCAATGATTTGGGATGGATTAAGTCCTCGTTGACGGACATAAAGAATGAAATAGCAAATGGGAGAAAAACAAATGGAAGAAGTAAAGGTTGAGACAAACACTGAAACAGGTGGATTGAAGGCAAAGACTGTTTCACTTATTGGAAAAATAGTGGGAGGGTCAATTATTTTAATCGGCTTCACGCTGAAATGCTTTCATGTTTTGGACTGTGAAATAAATGAGCTGATAAAAATTGGATTCGCTGAGATGGCTGTGTTTGGCACTATCGACATAAACATCGCGTTGGACAAGTTTTTGAGGAGGGATTAAAAATGTATTTGGATGATTTCGTAAAAAAATATGACGGAAAGAAAGTTGACTTTGATGGAATGTTTGGTCCGCAATGTGTTGACCTGTTCCGTCAGTATTGCAAGGAATGTCTTAACATCAAGGAACATACAGGAAGATGCGGAACAACTGGTGGAGCTAAAGATTTGTATATAGATTATCCAAAAATGCCGTTGGAAGAAAAATATTTCTACAGGTGCTCTGACGGAAACTATATTGCTGGTGATGTTGCCGTCTGGGATTCCAATTCAAGCAATAAATACGGTCACGTGGCAATAGTGATAGGCAAGCTGAACGATAATTTAATTGTTTTTGAGCAGGACGGATTCAAGCTGAACGGAGCCAAAATAAGTTTGAGGAGCATGAAAAATCTTTTGGGAGTTCTCAGAAAAAGATGACCTGTAATACTTGCGAATGGTTCGTTGAGGAAACGGAAACAATAGGTGACTACCAGCATAGCGAGGCGAAAAGACTTGGTGAGGGATTCTGCCTGTTGAAGGACTTGTTCACTTCTGCAAGGGCAAGTGACAAGAGCTGTAAAAATTACTTGAGGGAAAAGACAGATGAGTGTGAGAAACGAGACTGAAATCCAGATAATGCGGATTCTGTTCAAGACGAACAACGGCAAGTTCACAAAAAACACGTCTTCTAAAAGAGCCTATCCGTTCGGTGTCGAGGCTGAATATTACAGAAAATTAAGGGCATTTTTTAAGCCCTTAATTGACTATGTGAACAAGTACATTGACGAGAACATGGATGCCCTGTTGCGTGGCGACTCAAATGAACTGGAAGTCAGGAACGACGCTATTCCGGGCAAAAGCTTCCGCAAGATGATTTATGACCTAGAGGACTACATGGACGCTTATATGCCGGACATAGGTGAGGTTCCAGAAGACCAGCTGAACAACGTGATTTTATTGTCATTGAGGGAGACGGCTGAAAAGGCAAAGAAATTCGGTGACAAGGAATTTGAGAAGGAAATTAAAAAAGGAATTTTTGTCTCCGTTCCAATCTCTTCTCCTTGGTGGAACGATATGCTTAAAAGCTGGGCTGAAAATAATTATGCGTTGATTACGTCAAACGCAAGCAGGTTTGTTGACAAGATTAACAACTTGACCGAGCAGGCAATCGTGAACGGTTTTTCCCACAAGAGATTGAAGGAGGAACTGAAAAAGGCGACTACTGGACTTTCAGACGCTCATTGCAAGTTGATTGCAAGAGACCAGCTTGGAAAATTAAATGGTCAGATTGCACAGGCTCAGAAACAGGAAATCGGTCTTAACCTTTATACTTGGAGCACGGCAAGAGATGACAGGGTGCGTGAGAGCCATGAGATGATGGAGGGCTTGCTTTGCAGGTACGATGACGCTGACGTTTGCTCTTATGATGAGGGAAAGACGTGGGTGGACAGACCAGCGACTGCGGTACATCTTCATCCGGGACAGGACTATCAGTGCCGATGCGTGGGGCTGATGTATTATCCAGAACTTTTGAGCGTGTTGAGAAAATAATACTTTACTTTTTTTTATTTATAGGTTATAGTTAAAATATGAAACTAAACGATTATCAAATTGCAGAAATTAAAAAGGCTTGTGAGAGTGTTGAATATGGTTCAGTCACAATAAGGATGAATCCTACGCTTGACCACATTGATCTAGTGATTGACAAACAAATAAGGCTGAAAGCTGAGCCGACAAAACCGCCTTTAAGAACGGTGGACAAAAAATACTAGGTGAAAAAAAGCTGACTGACAAACAGAGGCAACCGTGGAAATAAAATCCGTGGTTGCCTTTTTTATTTAACGAGGGAAAATGAAAATGAAAAAGGACTTGAAGAGATTTGATAACATAGACAATTCCCAGTGGATGACAATTCCTTTCGAGAGGACGAACGAAGGGTTCCTGAAAGGGCGTGCCATTGTAACATCAATCGGCGTCTTCACTTACAAGCGTAAAGACGGAACTGTCCAGCGTGAATTGAGGTTGCCGGAAGAGGTTTTTGCCATCGGAACACTTAATTCTATGAAATTAAAACCTGTCACGCTTAATCATCCGACAGAACTTGTTACAACAGACAACGCTGACAAATTACAGGTTGGAAGCCTTGGTGACAATCCTTCATGGACAAAGGAATGGGAGCGTAGTAGAAACTGGGAAGAAGTTACAGACGGAATAAATTGTGCCGTTGATATGATTATTACTCGTAAAGACGCAATCGACGCAATTCTTAACGGCAAGCAGGCACTTTCTATGGGTTATACCTGCGACTTGGAAATGGCTGAACCGAATGCGACATGGTGCGGAATTGAATATGATTTCATTCAGAGAAATATCCGTTATAATCATTGTGCCATTGTAGACAGTGCGAGGGCAGGTGACAACGCAAAGATTGAACTCAGGCAGGACAGTGAGGATGCTGTCCTTGAGAATATTGTAACAAAGACCGATGGAGGTGAAACAATGTTGAAGAAAATCAACTTGGACGGCATCGAATACGAGGCGGAGGAAAGTGTAATTAAGGCTCTTAACGCTGAGAAGGCACGTGCCGACAAAGCCGAGAAAGATGCTTGCGAGGAAAAGAAAACGATGGACAAGAAAGTTGCTGACATGGAAAAGAAGGTGACTGAGCTTGAAAAACGTATTTCTGAAGTTGAGGCGGAACGTGATACAGCCAAAGACAAGGCTGATTCTGCTGAGAAGGAACTTGAAGAAATTAAAAAGACTTCAATGGATTCAAAGAAAATTGATGAAATGGTTAACGCAAAGATTGACCTGCTTCACAATGCTGAGAAGGCAGGTGTCGAAGTCAAGAGCGACATGGCTGACGCTGACATCAAGAAGGCTGTCATTGCGAAGGTTTTCCCTAATGCAAAATTTGACGGCAAGGATGATGTGTACGTGCAGGCACGCTATGACGCGACAATCGAAATTCTTGCTGAGAGGGCTGACCAGAACACAAAGACTTTCACTTCTGACATGCCTCCGGCAAATCACGCTGATGAAAATGACGCTAGGGAACGCATGATTCAGCGTATGAAAAATCACGGAAAGGAGGAAAAGTAAATGAATCTTTACGGTATGCTTTCAGACGAAAAGGCAATGGCT